CTGTGGATTCATACGAAGTCTCCACACTACATAGGTAGATGTAATCCAACTCTTACCTACACCACGAAATCCCTGTATGATTTTACGTCTTGCACCATATTGTAGATATTCAGCTATGTCTAACTGAACAGGTGTAGGGTCTGGTAGATTTAGATGTCTCCAAGTAACGATTAAGAAATATCTAAAGTCTTGTAGTTTTTTTGGTAGGGGTTGCAATTATAAATCAGCTAAAGGTACAGCATCTAGGTCTGGTAGGTTCTCCATAAGCTCTTGCATTGGGTTCTTTTCTACAGGTAAGCATTCAACACCATTATCTTTTAGAAATTGTCTAGCTACGTTTAGATCCCCTGCCTTTGCTTCTCCACTTGTAATCTTATCTGTCAGTTCTTTTGCAAGAAGTAAATGTAACTTTTCTAGGATTTTAAAATTCTTATCCATGATTAGTCTTGTTTTTAAATAATATAATCACTTCTGATCTGTATTGCCAGATAGAAGATACTTTATCTTACCAAAGAAACCTAGTTTTCTAACTTTTTTGTATAGTCTCATACCTTTCTCATAGCGATATAGTTTGGTTTCTATATCTGATATACGCATTATTGCTGAAGTTAAAAGCAAATCTTGTAGCTTGGTGTACTTAACTAAGTCTAAACAGTATGCCCTTACAGCTTCATCAGGCATTTGTTCTGTTTCACGTTGTTTTACTTCAATTTCAAACTCTACTTCTGGCGGTGGGTTGCCAACAAGAATCTTAAAAAACTCTTTATGGTTCATATCAGTTCATTTTAGGAAACAACTGTTGCTCCAACATATCAACTGCCCTGTCATCAAGAGTGTTCGAGGTCTGTTTACAAATTGCACGAAGAAGATCTACAACAAGTCTCTTTACAGCAGTTGTAGTAAAGAACTTTAGTAGTATTGGTTTTAAGAGTTTCAGCATAATAATCTTGTGTTACTTTCCAAACATAGCTAAAATGCTAGTATTAGACAAGACTTTGCACTTCTATGGAAGATCAAGACGAAAAAGAAGGTAATCGTGTTGAAACGATTGTTAAGATTGCGGTGTTAGTTTGGTCTGCTGCAATGTTGACTCTTTCTTATTACGAACCTCCTGATGGAAAGAAGATTGTAGACTTTGATCCAACTTTCATAGCTTCGATTTTTTCGGGATCTCTTGCTAGTTTCGGTTTACAGGTTGGTAAAAAAAAGAACAATAATAATCCTAAAATAGTAGATAATAAAGATACTAACGTAGGCATTAAATGAAGAAATTATTATTACTAGGTTTGTTTCTAGCTGCACCTTGTTACGCAAACGGACTTCCTACTTGGACTACTGGCTCTAGCAATAGAACTGAGAATACTACTCAGACTATAACCAGATCAATAGTTACTCAGAAATATGGGTCTGCTCTAAATACTTGGGAAGGCTCTAATATTCAAGTTACCAGTGCTTCTAGTGGTGGTATTACTGATTCAGATGCAGTATTTACACCTTATACAACTTCTGCTGATTGGTCATTAAATGTGACTACTAGAGCATCAGGAACTAAACTAGAAGAAATTACACAGAATGATACGATTACGACTACTAGCGTTATCACTTCTTTGTCTGTCTTTAGTCAGTAATAAAGCAAGAGCCGAAGGCGATACAAACGTACAGGCTCAACCAAATGCGGTTGGTAATTCAAGTATTATCAACCAGAATATGAATATTAATAATGGAATGACAGGTAAACAACAGTTTGGAAACTTAGTTTGTAGTCAACCTACTTTGGCTGTAACTCCTTTTTATACAGGAAATGATGCACAGGGCGAAGAAACATATTCTATAAACGAAGGTTGGGGAGTACAGATGTCATTTATGATACCTCTGGGAGATAATCAAACTTGTAACGAATTATCCAAAGTAAAGCTAGACCTAGCCAAAGAAGAACTAGACAAGCAAGTGCATGATAAACAGCTAGTTCGTGTTTTGAAGTGTAGTCAGCTTCACGCAAGTGGCTATATGATAAACCCTGCTTCTAAATACGCATACATCTGTAGTGATGTCATTAATATACGAAGTTATGTTAAAGCTAACGCAGAAAAATTTAAAGGCGACTGACGTTCTGTAGAGGAGGAACCAATTTCCAAGTTACCACTTGTGTTTAGTTTCATAAATCCGTTGCTTTGCATTGACGGAATCTTGAGTTCATCTTAGGAAATCAATCTAAAAAAACCTAAGAGAGATCAAGCAGGTCTGGTCGCCTGAACCTTAGTATATCTTATTTCTTTCTATCTGCAATTTCTTTCTTAAGTACTTTAGTAAACATCTTTTTAAATGTTTTCTTGATAAAAGCTAAAACACTTTGCATAGCAATACCACCTGCTACTGACACAACGCTTGCTGTACCTGCTGCTATTACACTTGACGCTATAACCTCTGGTGCAGGTATAGGCATTTCCCCAAAAAAAGGTATATTAAATGTAGCTACAGGTTCTATAGTTGAAGTATTTTCTAAGTTTTGTGGGAGGTTCGTTGGTATCGTTTCTGGCTTTATACCTTGCACTCCCTCGTCTTGCTCCTTTTCTTCTTCAGAAGTTTTTGCCTGATCTTCCTTCAATCCCGACTCTACCTGTTCCAGACTCGGAAGCAATAAAGGATCTAAATATGGAACGTCTGCCACTGGGGGATAAAAAATTGTTCTAGGTGGTACTAAAGATTCTGGTATGTCAATTTCTGGATAATCCACTATGGAGACATACCACCAGCTATAGGTGCAACAAAACCAAGAACATCAAATTTAAGTGAGTTAACAGTGCTTTTAGAATCAACTGTTACGTTAGTAATGGGTGCGACAAAACTTAAAATATCGAATCCCAAAGCTTGTGCCACAGTTGGTAATCCTTGTCCAACAGCAGAAGGATACTCCCAAGTGCTGCCAACTTTTACACCAATTTCATCTCCTTCTTTCCAAGTACCGCCAACATTTACATAATAGTTAGTAGCTGTTTTCCAGACACCTCCAACCTTGACGTATACAGTATTACTCATGATGCTGATTGCGTTCTATACATACCTATTTTCATGTCATATTGATGCTTTTCTTTTAATATCCATTCATCTATTGCTTGGTCTATTTGTTCTTGTGTTATATCATTTGTGCTAAATCCTAGCTTAACCATAGCATCAATCATAGGAGGTTCTTCAACTTGTTCTATACGAACAAAGTATTCATATTCGTGTGGCATTTCTACAATACCTTCAATAATGTTTGCCATAATTAAGCTTGTGAAACTGTTAAATCATCAAGATACAAATAGTCAGTACTATTTGCACTTTGAGATTTTACATGGAAATGAACATCACAAGAACCAGCATTAACAGGAGTAAAAGTAATTGTATATTGAGTCCATTGATTTGTAGTATTTTGTTGATATGACACTTGATTAGTGATTGGCGATACACCACTATTTATACTAAAGTTTGTAACTTTAAAATCTCCGTAAAGATATTGATGAGTTTTTCGTAGATATACACCTACAGTAACTTGCGAACCTCCATTAAATACAATAGTTCCTATTTTCATATCTCCACCACCATTATGTGTAGGTCTTAGTTTCATTGAATAACCACTATTTGTATTTCTTACAGATGAATCTGCATATACATAAGCACCATCAATTTGCTTGTAATTATTACCTGATATGTTCATAAAGTCTTTAACTTCTACAACACCTGAATGATTGTAAACTCCACCGCTAGTTTCAACATATAAACTGGTAGCAAAGAACTTAGCTCCAAAATAAAAAATTGGTCTTCTTTCTGTAATTCCATCATGCACAGTTATTGTTGCGTCTGGTTGATAAACTTGACAAGCATATCCATAACTCCAATAACCCTCTCCTCTAAAATAATTACTACCACTAACAATATCAAAGCAATCATCAACCCAATTACCTATATCTAAATTGCACTCATTATTTACCCAGAAGCCAGAATAACAACCAGAAGTATAAAGGTTATCTATATAAATAGGTGTACCTTTATCATTATCAACATACATAGGTACTGTAGTATTACCTTTGTAATCACAATATCCAAGTCTTAATTCATTAATTTCAAGCTTAGATTGACTACCAGTATTAAGTGACACAGCAGCATTTTGTCTTTGACCTTCACAATTAATGATAGAAAACTCAACAGCATCTATTTGATCTGTGCCTTTATAACTTCCAATTTTAACCATAGTACCTCTAGCACCAGCAGCCCATTTTATAAATCTTGTATCTTTATTGTATGTACTATGTTTTGTGCCATCAGAATTAAGTAGAAAAGTTGCTTTATCTATTCCAGCACCTTCCGCATGTCTTCCAAAATTAATACCATGATAACTTGAATGTTGGTCATCAAAACCAGACATACAAGTCAGTCCAAATTTTTTAATTTTATGTGTGAAATATAAATAAAAACCATCAGAACAATTACAGATTCCAACATTATAAAGAGACATAGAATGTCTGTAATATTGAAAATATCCATACATGCTTGTAAAATACAAATCTTCCATGTGACAGGTTTTATGCTCTCCATCTGCATGAAGACCAGCACCACTACCATTAGAATGAGTAGCATTTGCACTTTCAAATCTAAATTGACCACATTCCCCTGTTCCACCATCTATACACGTTATATCCCCTGCTGTTTTAGTTGACATATCTGTAGCGTTCCAACCACCCGATATTCTTAATGGGTGGTTATTACCTCCCATATACATAAAATATCCACCACTACTTGAACCAGTTTGATTACTGCTTACGTTATACATTTGATACCAAAACTTTTCTCTTTTATAAATAGTTGTAGAAGTATTACCTGTTACGCTTGCGTTATAACTTTGCGGCCACCAACGAGGAGTAGCACAATCATTATTACTGCTAGGGCTTGGATAATTTCGATTAGCTTCAGTAGCAGAAGAAGACATATAAATAACAGTTTTATTATTTGAATTACATATCCAATGAATTGGATACCATTGTGGTGCTGCTGCTGTATGTAATCCCATCAAACTATCGTGGGTAACAGAGTCAGCACTACTTGAAGCTTTACAAGCAATAATATTTGCTATGTCAAATTGTCGGCTTACACTTCTAGCAGTGTCAACGTATATAGCTATTGAATTAATATTGTTGCTTAAATTAGATCCAAAGTCTTTTACTATTTGAGTTAATCTATATCCGTTGTTAACTTTATAATAATTTAAAGGAATAGTATGTACTGAAGTATTACCAGCATTATCACTGCATAAACGCAAACTAAATCCTTGTGTTATGTAAGTAGGATTAGTTGCATAATGATCTCTAGGATTATCGCCATAACTATAATACATTTGCAAAGATATTTGTTGATATGAACTAAGGTCTAATGTTGAAGGTAATTGCATATATGCTGCTTTACCAGTGCCTGTAAAACTACTGCTTATAGTTATTCGTTGACCGCCTTCTGGATTGGTTATCATTCCTCTTGTGTTATAATAACTTCCCCAGTTATTTTCGGTAGTAGGTGGTGCAGCAGTTACATTAGTTTCTGCTGTCATTGAACTTTGTGCAGTAGCTTCTGCTGTTCTTGAACCAAAAGCAACCTCTTCTATTATTTTGTTATCAAGCTCTATCAAGTTTCCTGATGCAAGAAAAATATTTCCTCCAGTACCAGATGAAACAGTATTTGAATTTGCTTTATATTCGTTCAAAGTAAAGTTATCCTTATCAACTCTAGTTATTTTCCAATACCCATTAACAAAAGCATTTGAATTGCTGTTATAAAAAATCTTTACCCATTCTCCAGTTTGCAAACTATGATTATTAATCTGTACGTTTGTTGCTCCTTTTGTAGTGCTATATGTAAAAGTTGCAGTACCAGTAACAGTTCTATTATCATCTCCAGAAGCAATTTCTTTCCATATTTGACCAGCACCGCAAGATGTAGGGTCAGGAGATTTTTTAATTCTTATCTCGTCTGCTTGACCTATTTGGTTATCTGCATTGCTAGTACTGCCAGAATTATTAGTACCATTATCAGCAGTAGCAGCAGTATTGTATATTCTTTTTACGCTTCTAGCTCTATTAGCAAAAGAGCTACCATCTCCTGTGCCAGCTTCGCCTTCGTAATCAACATACCAAATAGCCATAATTTCTTAGGTGTATTTAATCCAAACATCTCCATCTGAACCACCAGAAGGGTTACCTGTTGATGCTGTAATTTTTTTCAAACCAGCAGTACCAGCAGCAGTAGATGTTGCACTTACTGTACCACCAACCGATAGGTTAGTGCCATCAAAAGTTAGATTACTTGAACCCCCAAAAGAACCATTGTTATTAAACTGAACCTGTGTATTAGAACCAGCTACACTACCACCACCTCCACCACCACCTGATTGTGCGACCCAAGCATAATCAGATCCGTTCCAACTAAGAACTTGGCTACTAGATGCACTACCTGTATTTAAGTGTGTATCAACACTAGAGTTAGTATATGAACTTGCTGGTGTAGTCCATGAAGTACCACCAGATCCATCTGTAGTTAAGACTTGTGCGTTAGACCCATAACTTGACGGCAAGGTGTAAGTAAGGTTTCCAGAAAAACTACTATGTGCAGGTGCTTTTATTGATGCGTAATGTGCGTTATTTGATTCACAATACAAACGTAATTCTGATTGGCTGCCTTGGTTCTTAACACCTAATATTCCACTAGATATAAACCTTGAGTTCATATCTAAATCTCCTCCAAGTTGAGGAGAACTATCGTTAACAAGATCAGAACTAATGCCTGTTAAGTTAGCTCCGCTTATTGCTGGTAACGTACTAGGAAATCTTGCATCAGGTATCGTTCCAGAAGAAAGATTACTTGCGTTAAGTGAATTAATAATAGATGAAGTTACATAACTAGCTCCATTTGTTAACTGGTTATTATTAGTTACGTTAGTTGCACTTGCAGCTATACCATTAAGTTTTGATAGTAAAGCATCTGTAAACGCATTTGTGTTGCTGTTGTTTTCATAGGCAGTCTTTATTTCAGCATCTGTTTGATCTGCGGTTGCACTAGCTTCAATACCATTTAATTTAGTATGGTCAGCATCAGTAAACACATTGCTATCACTAGCACTTTCTACAAGTGTTCTTATTTCTGCTGCGGTCTGGTCTGCGGTTGCATTACTTTCTATGCCATCTAATTTCGTGTGATCTGCGTTTGTAAAATTATTATCTGTTTGAGATGAAACAGAAAAATTTATTTTGCCAGAACTATCATCATAAGTAACAGTAATACCAGACTCAGTGTTACCTGATAACATTGCTCCGATAATATCTTCTACTTGTTCGTTAGTTAGTGTTGCTGTAATAAATCCAGCACCATTTGTTAGTTGGTTAGTGTTAGTAACATTAGTTGCATTGGCAGCTATGCCATTTAATTTTGACAGTAGTGCATCAGTAAAAGCGTTGGTGTTTGAGTTATTTTCATAGGCAGTTTTTATCTCAGCGTCAGTTTGATCGGCTGTAGCGTTAGCTTCTATACCAGCTAATTTACTTTGTTCAGCATCAGAAAACTCATTAGTATCTGAGTTTGATTCATATAAACTTTTTATCTCACTTGCTGTTTGGTCTGCTGTAGCGTTAGCTTCTATACCATCTAACTTATCGTGATGAGCAGCAGTCATTAGACCAGCAGCAGTACTATTTGCTTGATGTAGTGTTGCATTAGTTCCATCACTACTTACAATCGTATTTTCTGTTGTTGTTGTAGTAAGAGAAAGGTTTGTTGTTACGTTTGTGACCTTTGCATTGTTAGCTGTTATGTCAGAAACAATAGAGTTTGCAAGCTTATCTGTAGTAACCGCATCATCAGCTATTTCTGATGTACCGACTGAATTATTTGCAAGATGACTATCATCTAAAGGACTACTTGCTATAAGAGTTTTAATCTCACTTGCTGTTTGATCTGCTGTAGCCCCACTTTCAATACCATCAAGCTTACTACCATCAGCAGAAACATCTCTACCATCTACAGTCTGAGAGCCAGCCATGACAATATTGCCTGTCATAGTACCTCCAGCTAAAGGTAGTTTTGTACCAATACTATTCGTTACTGTTGTAGAAAAGTTTGCATCATCTCCTAGTGCTGCTGCTAGTTCATTTAAAGTATTAAGTGCGGAAGGTGCAGAATCAACAACTCCAGCTACTTCAGTATCTACATAAGCTTTTACTGATTGTTGAGTAGGTACTTTAGTAGGACTATTTGATGACATATTATCTTCATCTACTACGAAATTCATTGCAGCAGTTGATGTGTCATTGTTCATTACAGCACCAGCAGCATCTACATTTGTGGCATCTGTTACGTCTGCACTAGCTTCTATACCTGTTAACTTACTTTTCTCTGCGTCTGTATAAGCATTGGTATTAGAGTTATTTTCATAGGCAGTCTTTATTTCTGCATCAGTTTGGTCTGCTGTAGCTGCTGTTTCTATCCCTGCTAATTTTGTTTTCTCTGCATCTGTATAAGCATTGGTATTAGACTCTGCTTCATATAAAGATTTAATTTCTGATCCTGTTTGATCTTGAGTTGCGTTAGCTTCTATGTTATTTAATTTTGTGTGGTCAGCATCTGTAAAAACATTTGAGTCAGTAGCAGCTTCAACAGCAGCCCTAATCTCTGCATCAGTTTGGTCAGCAGTTGCATTAGCTTCTATACCTGTTAACTTAGTTTTCTCTGCATCTGTATAAGCGTTAGTATCGCTGTTGTTTTCATAAGCAGTTTTTATTTCTGCATCAGTTTGGTCAGCAGTTGCATTAGCTTCAATATTATTTAACTTCGTATGATCTGCGTCAGTAAATACGTTACTGTCAGTAGCAGCTTCTACTGCTGCTCTAATCTCTGCATCTGTCTGATCTGCGGTTGCATTAGCTTCTATGTTATTTAATTTAGTGTGATCTGCGTCAGTAAATACATTTGAGTCTGTTGCTGATTCTACAAGTGTTCTTATCTCTGCTGCTGTCTGATCCCCTGTAGCATTACTTTCTATACCATCTAACTTAGTCTTATCAGCAGCAGACATAGACCCTGCTGCACTTGTAGTAGCTGCTGTAATACTTAATGTAGGTTTAGTAGTGCCTGTTGTTTCAATAGGACTTGTAGTATTAATTTCTGCAATGAGTCCAGTTTCAACAAACTCTTGCATTGCGTGTATTATTTGATTTGCGTTATTGTCTAAATCAGCTTCTGTTAAAACACTACCATCTTGAAAATCTATTCTTTTATTACTTATATCTGTATTTCTTTTAAATTTAATTGCAGCTAAATTAGCAGGGGCTGAAGTAAAACTTAGAGTAGAACCGCTTATTGTGTAATCACTGTTAAGGGTTTTACTAACATCAGCTACAGTAACATCTATTTCTGTGCTATCTAAAAATGGAAATGTAATAGCAAAATCAGTAGTGCTATTGTTACCTGTATAAGACGAGGTTGTTGCTGTCGTACTGGTAGCCATGATTAATTTTTAAAAGTTAATAGATGGAGTTGCTTCCCTTATATTATCGTTTCTTATGTTATCTGCCGACTTTTCTTGTCTATGTAATTTATCTCTTATATCTCTAGGTAAATATTTCTTTATAAAAAGCTCTAATGCTTTTGTTTTATATTCTGACAATATATCTTTAAGATCTCTTGCGACTCTTGCCCTAGCTCTCTCTTGAGCTAAAACCGCAACTTCTTCATTAGTGCTTGTTATACCTTCTCCTCTCATAGTTTTAATATCTCCTTGCATACTAGGAGTATTGATTTTACTTATAAGACTATCATATAATCTTTTACCTCCAAACTTTTCACTAGCAGTTAAATATTTAAGTGTTGCATATTGATCGTTGTCTAGTGGAATTTGTTTATTCATTAAAGATTTAACAGGTGGATCTATCTTCACATTAAGATCAGCTAAAACACTTAATACTGGATCGTTAATTGTTTCTGTATCAGTTGACCAGCCATCAAGTAAAGGATTCCAATTATGTTTACCAAAGCCTACAGGATATGTTCTCAACTGACCTGTAATCCAGTTTTGATCTGGTTTTAGTTCTGCATTGTAATATGGCATAGCACTTGCAACTTCGTTTAAATATCTTCTTAAAATAATCATTGGAGAACCTTTCTTTTCTCCATAAACATTTTTATCCATAACGACATTAGGCTCAGATACGCTGTTATAACTACTACTTACTTTTTTTACATCTTTTAAAAAGTTATATGCTGGAACTGTAAGTATTGCTCCTCGTCTTGCAATGAACCTATAAACAAAATCAGCATCATCAAAGTTACTAAATAATTCTGTAATACCTTGCAGATATGTTTTATTAACTAAATTTCTTGATAAAGCTATTTTTGCTACATCAAATATTGTTTGTGCAGTTCCGTTATCTGTAGGTAAGTAACTTTGTATTTGAGTCATATCAGCAGAAATCGCAAAGAAACTAGCCCAAGGATCAATTCGTTTGTAGCTTATATATTTATATTTTAATTTTCCATCTGCACCTCTTACATATTTTTCTTGATCGTTTATATCAATCGTTCCATAAGGTTTACCATTCTCAGCATATTTTTCTTTTTCTGTATCTTTTAAAAGAAATCTAAAACTATATGGCTGTTTACCTGTAGCTAGTTCAAGCTTTCTTATTTCACTATTAGCAGACAAACCACCTGTTATTGCTATAGGTGCTTCTGGATTGTTAATAGCTAACGCACTTGTAATACCACTTATCCATAAAGCACCGCCTAATCTTGTTCTACCTATAGCTCTAGCTCTCACTGCTGCATTAGGACTTGTTATTTCTTCAATATGTTCTTTATAAAAACCAACATCTTTAAATGGTTTTACACCACCTACATTTAGATCCCCAATTCTATTTAAGACAGGTGTCGCTTTTGCAGTCTGTTTTAAAATGTTTGCTGGTGTTCTAACAAAAGGTAGTATCTGTCTTAATATTGGGTGTTTATTAACAAAGTTTGAAACATCTTTTGTAATAGTTCCATCAATTAAATCTTCTGTAAATGTTGCTGAAGCTGAAAACTCTCTAGCTCTTCTATATAAATCTAAAGTTTTATTTGTAAATTTACCTGTTTTACTTTCATTATTTACAAGCTGCATAAGTTGATTAAATCTTCTATCCATATAGTTTGTAAGTTGTTTTCCTGTTTTACCTTTTCTTGTACCTTCTTCCCATATCTCTGCTTTTGCAAAAGCTCTAAAATTAACCTGTTTAAAAAATTCATCTTCTGCCATTAAAAATCTAGTTGGTAATCTATAAGCATTTCCGATACTTCTAACAAAAGCTGACTTGCCATCAAGCAAAGCCATATCATAATCAAGCACTTTTGAACCAGCATCTAAAATATTTGTATTAGCTCTAAAAGCTAAAGCAGCCATTTTAATAGAGTCTTGCATTGATTGAATTGCATATATTAATTCTTTACCAGCCCTTGTTCTTAATACAGCATCATCTCCAGAACCTAAAGCTAAAGTGATTGGTCTTGCAAGTGAGTTTAAAGCTGTTGATAATATATTTACTTGATGTGTAACTGGACTACTAAGAATGTTGTTTATAAATACTTCGTTTGTAAGTTGTAATAGTCTTTGTCCTTTATCTACTTTAAATCCATCTTTCATCATTTTTTGATATGCCTTAGGATCTTGTGCTGCAATAGCAACTCTTCTCATAACAGTTCTTAGAGTTTTAGAATCGCCCTCTTCTGCAAGCTTTATTAAATCATCAAGCTTATAGTTTGTAATTGGACTTATGTAATCATCTACTGCTTTTTTTACTTGCCTTTCATCAACAGTAATATTCTGTCTTACTTTACCTTTGTATTTTATTAAAGCATCTATGCCTTTACCTTGATCTGCTGAAGGTACTTTTGGTGGTACTCTTGTAGCAGCTAAACCAGTAGCTAATCTATTATCAAGATGCCTTTTAATATTTAAAAAATAATCTGTTGCTGTTTGTTCTTCAAATAGTCCTTTTAATAATTTTTTTTGTAAGTCAACATTTCCTGTAGCTATTGCAGTATCTATAGCGTTTGAATATCTAATAGCTGCTTGTGAACCTTCAAAGACTATTTGTTTCATTTTTACTACGACTGCTTCTACATTCTTGTCATCTAAATATTCAACAATATCTGAAGCAGCATTGACAGCATCAAAAGGAAGCATTTGCTCTGCTTCATTTGCCATTTGTTTAAATGTTCTTTTTTCTATGCCATCTAACTGTCCTTTTCTGCTATTCAAATAATCTATTGCATCATCAAATTTTTTAAATTGACCAGCAAAATAAGAACGCTTATAACCAAATGGATCTATTATGTCTCCTTCTTCTGTAACTCTTGAAGGTATAGATGAACCATCTCCCTTACCAATTTCTTTTTTTATTTTCTTATCTTTAGCTCTTATCTTTTTATTTTTTACTTCTAATCTTTTAAAAGACTTTAAATCTTCTATAAGTTGTGCATCTGTTATAGCGTTCTTATCAGCAATAATATCAGCGTTTATTGCATTTTGATAGCTACTTAATCTGCCTAATATTAATTTTCTTCTTTTAGAGTTAGCTTTTATATCTAAAACAGTATTCATTATTAGGTCTGTTGAAGCTCCTAACTTTTCTCCTAAAAGACCTGTCAATTCTTGTGCTGGTTTCTTTGCTTTTTTTAAAACTTCTTTAGCTATTGGTGTACCTTTTTCAATAGCAGCACCAGCAACCTTATCAAATAAATAAGCATGAAATCCATTCTTTAATCTAAGAAAATATTTATCTTCGGGTGCTATAAACTTATCGTCTGGCTGGTCTGGTGTAGCCAAAAAACCAATCATGTTATTTAGTATTGGTATATTTAAGCCTGTGAATAAATTAAAAGTATTATCTTCAAATGGATCAGTAAGAGTAAAATCAACAACACCAGCAGAAATTAAATCTTTATATTTAGTAATCCCTCTTTTAGCTAGTTGCCCTCTTACCAAAGCGTAAGGAAGAATATATTGTGTTATGGCTTTAGGTACAAAATATAATGGTTTTTCTTCATCTCCTTTTACATAAGTACCTAACTCTTCAGTATCAATTAAATCAAAATCTGTTCTTACATCTTTACCTAAAAGAGTTCTAAGAGTATCATCTCCTAATTCAAATAAATTATTTAAAGAATCTATACGACCATTTATAAGACCTCTAAATACTTGTGATACAGGGTTTTTTAATATTGTTTCTTCATGGATTTTGCGTTGTTCTTTTTGATATTTTTCTGCTTCATCAGCCCTAATTAAATAATCATCTCGTACATTTGTAAGAAAATTATTTATCTTTGATCCTTCTTTTGTTTTATCAACAAGATTATTTAATAAAGATTCTTGTGGATCAAAGTCTTTTAATTTACCTATAAGACCTTTTTGTTCTAATTCTGGTTGTTTATTGACAACAGGTTTTGGTTTTAACTCTGGTGGTTCAACAATATCTTTTGCTGTAGTTTGATCTTTAACAAATAAGTTCTCTTCTTGTACAGGATCTACAACCTTTTTTGGCTGATTGTTTTGTAGGTTTGAGTCCATTATTTAAAAGAGTGGTGGATTACGTTTTGCGTCTTTTATCAGTTGTAAGACTTTTGCTTTGTAGTTTTTATCTGTAGCATACAGATCATCTGGTTTGCTCAAGATTAAATCAAGTGCTTCTTCAACTGTATTTACACTAACTATACCTTTTCTATCTCTAAAAGGATCATTCCATTCTTCTTTGTATTGTTTCATTTGATCTCTTATATCATCAAAATCTACAAAGTCTCTTCTTGTATTCTCAAGACCTTTACCTAAATCTTCTTGCGTTTCTAGATTACTAGACTGTCCTTTTTGTATTTGACGTTGTGATGCTTGCAAACCTAAATAATTATTTCTACCCGAAGGCGATTCTCCATTACCTGTTTCTTGCATAGCTTGTGCAGCAGTCAATTCTGGAAACTTATGTCCAGCTTCTTTTGCTAATTTGTAGAAGATAGGAAAGTTTGTTTCAAATCTTTTTACACCATTAGTTTCTTCTCTACCTACTATGCCTAAAGATTCTGCTGTCTGTTTAGTTTCTTCCGCTACTGGCTTACCTTCTAATGTACCAGCAGCTACTGGCTGTTCTATTAATCTTCGTAAATTAGATATAAAAGTATCATTTTGTTTTTGTGATAAATCTAAAGGGTTAGGTATTACGTCAGGTCTAGCTGGTGTATCTTCATTGCTAGATGTATTGGTTTTACCAGTACTTTCTATAGACTCTTTATTTGTATTATTTTCATCTCTAGGTTTAATGTCTATTGGCTTTAAGTCTGTTGTATCTTCTACCTCTACATATTTCTCTACATTACGAAGAAAAGATGAAGCATCTATATTTTGACTTTCTATAATTTCTATCAATCCTTCTGGTGTTATGTCTGGTTCATATTCTTTATATTGTTCAGTAACAGTTTCAACAGTAGGTCTTTCTCCTGTATCTTGATCTCTTGTTCTTTCAAATATTTGTTTTATTAAATTTAATTTACCTCTGTTTCTTTCAAAAATAACATCTTCTTGAGTAGTGTTTCCTTGTGCATATATATATGCTCTAGCTTCTTCTACAGCCAATTCTGCAAGTCTTTCTGCTTCACTTCTAATTTCTGCTTCTGATGGTGGTGTGCCTTTCCCTGCTTCTCTTTTATAAAACGCATCTAATTTTTTTGTTGTTTCTTTTTGTATATCTCTCATGTTGATACCATCTCTGGCTTTCTGAAAATCTAAACCATCATTTGTTTTAAATTCTGCTGCAATTTCTCCGTTTATAAAATTTTTATTCTTAGTTAAACTTGATAACTCTCCACTAAAATTTTCATCAATACTCTTTTTTACTCTTAAAAAAGCTTCTCTCTGACTTGGTAATTTTAAAGTACTATTCCACCAACTATTTAATTCTTGTATAGCTGTTAATTTGTTAGGGTAAAATCCTTCAGTTAAAGCATTTATTTCTAATTGATCTAATCTATTAAAAGTCTCTGGTCTTGCTAAAACAACTGTTTCATTCATGTAATCGGCTATATCTGATGATGGATTTTGTTGCAAGAAATCTTGTACGTCTTGTGCTGTTGTATCAGGGTTAGATAACAAACTATAGGCTTCACTCTCTAATTTTTCTTTGTTTAACTTTTCTGTGTTATCTAATATGTCATCTTCAAGTTCAAGCATATCTTTTTCAAATTGGTTTTTTATCTTTAAAAACTCTGGGTGGTTTTTTAATACTGACGTACCACTATCATTAGTAGGAAAGTATTTAGCAAAATCATTTAACAAAGTTCTAGCTCTATCTACTGCACCTTCTTCTCCACTAAAAGCTATTTCTAAAGCATTTTCTTTAATTGTATTTATTTGTATTTTTAAAAGACTGTTAAAGTTTTTACCTTTAAATAGTTTTCTTATCTCTTTATTGTCATTAGCTAAATCATTTCTTAAATCTTTCTCTGCATCTATTAACGCTTGTCCTTCTAAACCTGCTAATTTTTTATACTTGTTTATAGCAGTATTTATTTTATTTACTGATACTTGTTTGTAAGATTCAAAAAGTTGTTGTGGATATTCTGAACGTGATAGTTCTTGTATTCTATCGTGTGCTTTATCTAATTCTGGTACAAAGAATTTATTAAAGTAATAAGGTTCAACATCTAGTTTTTCTATATATGGACTTCTATTTGTTGCTTGCCAGTTTTGGAATTGAATACTGTTAGTAGGAAATGATGAAATAGGTCTTTCTATACCTTTATCATCTAATGCAGTATCAGTATAAAATCTATTTTCTAAGTTATCAGCAAGGGTTTGACCAAGTAATGTAGCTTTTCTTTTATTGAAATTGTGTTTAAACCAAGGACTTCTGCCAGCTAATATCTGTGCTTCTGTTGAACCTCTTGTTTTTTCTACATTTTGTAAAGTATTACCCCATTCTTGTTCTGTATTCTCAAGTTCTGCTTCTTCTGGAAACTGTTGATCTACTGCTTGATTATATATATCTACATAGTTAGGACTTTTTGGGTCATATATTTCTTTAGCTGCTTGCTCTGCTTCAGCACCTATAATATCTCTTTGTTTATCAATCTCACTTTGCAACATCTTTCTAAGACTAGGATTGATGATAGATAAAGCACTTGCAAGCTGACCAAAAGCATCATTTTGTGTAGTCGCAGCAGCAATTCTACTCTGTCTAACAAAAGTATCTACTGGTCTTGCTTGTGGCTGAAAGCTATTGGTCATTATCTATTAAAGGCTATGTAGCTATTTAGTCCTAATGTAGCAGCTTCAGCTACTGTATCTAGCAGCGTTGGTGCTTTTGATGCTTGATTATATGCTTGATTTTGGAAGTCAATAGCTTCATTTCTTCTGCTTGCTCGTTGTGCTATAAGCCCTTCTAAATCTCTTTCATACTGTCTATCTGCTGATTCCATTGTTTGATTGATAGTATCTCTTAATTTCCCTGCTTGTCTCTGTGCATCTCTATCTAATAACGCAGCTAAGTTACCTGATATACCTTCTGTTGTTGCAATAGCTCCTTGTGCTTCTAATTGTTTGATAGAAGCTTCTTGTCTTCTCTGTGCTGCTGCTTGTCTTTCTTCTCTTAATCTTGCACTTAAACCTTCCTGTTGTGCAGAAAACGCAGCGTCAGCAGATAAAGCACTACGTCTTGCAGATTCGTAGGCATAACTAGCTTGTTGGTTTGCTACTCTTTGTGCTTGTACTGTGCTTGCTACACCTATAGCAAGACTACCAAGAAATAACCCACCAGCTAATTTACTTGTAAGTCCAAGGGCAGGGATAGCAGCACACATTACTTGATCCTCATAAATTCAAAGAATGGTTTTTTATGTTCCCCATATTCTTTATGGTATTTAATAAATTGAAATCCAAGAGATTTCAACCACTTAATTGCAGCTTCATTCTCTGCATATACTACATTGTATAGGATTTTGTAAGATTTCAACAGACTGTCAACCCATTTCCTACCTTCTCGTATTAATTGGATTCTATATTGTTTATTACTAAACAATTCATCTGTAGTTATTAACCATATACAACCACCAGTAACCACACCACATATACCCATTGGTTGATCGTTGTCTCCAGCTACAGTCATTACAGTTTTACTATGTAGATATGACAGTCGTAATGCTTCTTCTGCATCTTCATTTGTTTGATATAAAATTTCTAACCTATCCATTTTTCTAATATGAGAACAAACATAATTTAAATCTGATAACTTTGATTTCCTTAAATATCCCATATTACATACGCTTACTTCTGAGATAATACATAGCTTCGTATTCTGCACTAGATAATTGTGTGGGTAGAAAGCTATTGTTTTTTATATCTATACTTACTTTATTAGCTCTACTCATAACTGGTACTTTAAATGTTCCTGTCTCTAAATTTATCTGTCCAACAGTTGTAGATGGAGAACCTATTAAACGACCAGTAAATTTGTGAGTACTTGTATCTCGATATTGAGGAGTAACTTCTACTTTAAAAAATCCTGTATCTTCAAACTTTATATAAAAATATCTTAGCTGCAATCTGCCACTTAGAATCTCTGCACTATTTTGACCAGCTATCTCTGTTATTCTTTGGTTGCTAAATCTGTAATGAAATTCGTATGGTTCTCCAATAATAAATTTTGCATTTCTATAATCTCCTTCTGCTTCTATTGTTGATGTTGAACCATCAGTACTATTAGTTGTACTGATAATAGCTCCACTCTTTAAAGTATGTGTATTGCCTACTATATCTACATAAGTGCTAGTTTCACTTGATCCTAAATATCTACCTACTATAGTCATAGAAGCTCGCAATCTATATGGAACAGTGAATGTAGATTTCTTGGTAGTGTTGTTATAAGTTACCGATACACCTGTTGTAGCTTCAGTAACTTTATGGTCTAAGTAAAATTCAAACTCAGCATTAGGTTCTGTAAAGTCATTTTCAAATGGTATCTTTTCAAGTGTTGTACCATTAGCTTCTTCTATAACACAAAATAAATCTGTACCAATAAAGTCTATATTTCTAATTATTCGATTGGAATTTATTGTAAATGTAAACCAAGAGTTTAAAACTTTTTGACCATTAGCACCATACAGCCAGCGATTTACATACAGTTTGTTTGGATTATCAGTGCCTAATAAAACCAAAACGTCTTGGTTGTTTGATACTGCTAGTTTAAATATTCCACTTGGTATTAGTCTTGGTACATGAATCGTGGTATTAGTTGCATCTTTTACTGTGACATCTGATTGAGTAATATATTCTCTAACACCAGCAAACGTACCTTTCTCAGTTAAAAAATAAATACTAGATCCAGAACCCACAGGACTAGCAGCATCACTACTTTCAAATTCTGTTGCGACTAGCACGTTAGCTGTCTTTGGAGTTAAGTTGTCTGCTGAACTACTTAATACAAACTGTGTTTGATCTGAGAATACAATTAACTGTTCTCCCATAGTTACTGCATTTTTAAGAATCGCAACTTTAGTATGTGATGCAGCTACGTCTATAGGGTCTGAGTCAATAACAGATAAGACTGTTTCTGGAAAGAAGTTAAAGAACTCACTAACTCTTGATAGTACTACGTTGTCATCAGCTAGAAAGCCTAACCTATTTCTAAAAAAGAATACGTTATTTATTTTTGAATCTATAAAAGATGGATCGGGTGCAGAATCTAAATCTCCAACTGTACGTTCTCCCCATTTAGGTAACGTATAATCTGTACCATTGATTGTATATGTATCTCCATCTACTCTTGCAAATCTAAAGTTGCCATCTGCTTGTCTAATTAAAACGTGTGGCATAGTGTCATAATTAAATTTAAACTTAATGCCAGCTTCAACTGTTTCTTCCCATTGCCCTTCTTCTAAAGCACCACCATTATTAGTAACAAATTTAACGTAGTAGTTGTCAAAGTTAGTTGATTCATCTCCTTTAACTTCGACCACATATCCATTAGGAGATACAGTAGGCAGATCAGTAAATCTTTGAATTGAGTCTTTTACTATTGTTAGCTGTGTATTACCTTGTGTATCTGAACCATCAATAGAAAAATTAGACCCATCATTTTTTTTGATATGAAGAACACTTCCATTCTGTGCAATCGTAAACCCTGTAAGTCCAGAGTTAAGTCCGTTCTTTAAATCAGTTGCTACTTGTTCTGTACTTAAAGTTGAATCTCCATCTGTATTATCAGTAACTGTAACTCCATCTACTGTGACTGAATACGTTGTTTTATCTGAAACATTATTTACAAAGACTACAGCTTGTGTGATGTTACCACTTGATACTGTTGTATCCATTTGTGCTACGACACTTGTATTTACTACAAAAGTAAAGTCAGCAATAGTTACTGTTTTAATAACATTACGAGGATTACTTGTGTTTAAATAGTTAGTTCCATCAGGTTTAACTACTGTCTTTTCTGTTCCGTCTAATTCAAAAACTTTTACATTACCATTACTAAATACAGCTACATACTGTTCTGTTGCATCTCTATTGATAGTTTGAATATGTACATTACCTATTGTCGTATTACTTAAATTAGTTATATATTGCAAGCCTGATCTTTTTATTAATCCAATTACAGGGTTGCTATCAGCATTATCTTGAATCTCTGCGTGGTCTGCTTGTTTAGCTGCATCAGAAGATTGTGATACACCTCTTAGTAATGTAGGTATAGATCTTGAAATAACAGGCATAGCTATCTGTTAAGAACATCAATAGGACTAAATGTATTTATTGCATCATTTAAAGCTGGATCTCCAATCAACATATTATGATCTGCATTAGATAAATCTGTCTCCATTAAAATAGCTCTTGCTCTTATCTCATCTTCTAGCGTATACGTTCTTAATGTGTTATCGCCAATCATTCTATCCACAAATGTTCTTGCAGCTTTTATTGTCATATAACTTCTAGCCTGTTCTGGTATTTCATCAAAAGTTCTGTAGTAAACAACAGTACATTTTAAGTCTTCATCAAAAACAAAAGTGTTATTTTTTCTGTCATATAATTTATTACCTCTTTGTATAGGATCAATAGATGGGTGGTCTGGAGTTTGTACGTCTACTCGTAAAACATCAGCACCAAAAACAATATGATTATTAGTATCTCTAATTAAAGTTACACTTAATTCTGTATTAAAACTCCAACCTTCTGATTGCACTTTCTTGTTTATTTCAGTTAATACGTTCTGTGCCATTCTCACATCATTAGGTACTGAACCAATAAGACTACTTACTGGTGCTTCTCCAATAGCAGAAAGCATTATGTTAATACATTCAAGTTCAGTGCTTGCAGCTACAGTCATTGTTTAATACTTTTTTTTTGTAGGCATTTTTAGACTAGATAACTTAGGTTTTTTCTTGTCTTTTTTCTTTTTAATTTTGTAGGCTTTTCCTTCTGGCATGATAAAAAAAAAGGGTATCTAATAATAAGATACCCTATAAATGTTAATTAGGAAGCAGATAGCTTAATAGTAGCTGCACACTCAGGGCGTAAAATCCCATGACCGAGCATATACTTTGCGATCATAAGGGTTCCTTGATACATGAGATTGTAGTCAGAGCCTGAGATCTCAGTCTTCATGTCCATAAGTTTAACTGTACCAACAGCAGACTTGTGGAATACAAGACCAATAGTCTTACTATCATCTCCGTTGTAAGCATTGTTCTCTCCAGTAACAGCAGATCTGTTTGACTGTGGAACGCTGTTTGACATCATGATTGGTATGCCAGCAACTTGCTGTACTTTACCTGATGCAAACGAACCATTACCCTGTGGGTTAAAGTCTGTGCTTACAGTTCTTGTAGCTTCTTCTGCTAACTTATAATATTCAGCAGGGGGCAATATACAGAAACGATCTGTAGTTGGAATGTCACGCTCATCAAACGCTTGAGCAATGTCATAGATAGCACCAGCTATCTCATCTCCTGATACGTTTGCTGAAGTTGTATTACCAGAAGCAAGAGTAGAAACGATACCACCATTACCACCACTAAGAGTAGTAGAAGCTCTGGAAGCATTAGCAATTACTTTCGCTACGTTTAAATCGTACTGCTTGGCAAGTGCTTTACCTAGCTCATCAGCGTAAGTAGCTCTTACGTCATAATGATTCTTAAGCTCATCAATTTGAGCCACAAATGCTTGTGAGATTAGTAGATCATCAATAGTAATAATCTTCTCATTAGCTTTGATTTGGTTAGCTCCTACTAAAGGTG